TCCGCCCTTCGAGGCGGTCTGCTACCAACTGCGCATAGCCGGCAATATCTAACCAGTGATCCACCACGTCAGGGTTGCCGTTAATGATGCGGCCAATCTTATGAATGATCATGTCCATGGCCTCAGCCTGATCATGTGCCAACGTCTTATCACGATTGTTCAAGGCAACCTGTACAACACGTTTTAGCATTTGCATGACTTCAGCGCCCTCGATGAACTTGCCGTAGTCCACGGCCCGAGCGTCAAGGGTTTCGTCTACTTGGTTTACCTCAGGCATTGGGAGCATCTCAGGCGGCTGCCACGGCTCCGCAGGAGCAAGAGACGGCAGCTGCTCCGACCTCTTCGGGAACACAAAACCTTCCTTCTTCATCTTGCTGCGCAAGACATAGATATATTGCTTCCTTGTGTTAAACCGCGCTGCTACCTCATTTGGCGAAGCAGCAGGATTACTCTCCATAAATCTGCGGGCGCGAACGCCTACTCCTGATGAACTTAATTTGTTTTTACGTTTGGTCATATCGGGCTCTCCTCATATTGCGATAAATCGCGTTTGGTTGGTTTTGGAAATAACTTCGGGTCAAGTCTCGTGAAAGGCCACCACGCCATCAACTCTTCTTGGCTCAAAGGTCTTTGGGGCTCTTTGGGTTGCAGCCTCTTTTGGTTTGTTAAACACTTCATAATATTTATCCGGTAATTTTGCTCTGCTGTTGACATATTGACGCAGCCACTCGGCTCCGCCTAACTCTTTGAATTTGGCCCATTCAATGTCAGACATCCTGACGAATCTTGGCTTCAGGGGCTCCGGTGGTTTTGGTCTTGGCATGTTGTACTAAGTTCCTTGTCGTTGCACGTTTGGTCCAGCAGCAAGCACATATCCACTTTGCTGCGCTCATTTGAATTCCACCTTCGGGTGGGCGTAGTTCTTCACACTTGTTGCACAAGCGCAATTTGTGAACAGGCTGCTTGCTTCCTAGCTGCAACTGTTTCGATGTAAAACTCACTTTTTCATATTCCTTATATACACAGAAAAACTCGATATTGTGTCAGGTCCGAACATGGTGAACTTCTCAATTTCCTTGGCCACCTCTTCAAGCACTTGGTTGCGCTGAGATGGTGAGACAAATACATCGTAGTGATACGGCTGCCCTAGGTCACGCAGGATCTGCTTGCCAAGGTTGCTGTGCTTTTCAACATCGTTGAAAGCTTCGTCTTCTTCTTTAGTCCAGTCTGTCATGTGTTGCGCTCCTTTAAGAAATGTTGAATTGTTTTTGCAAACATTTTTTGCTCTCCGGGCATGATGTCCTTTTTGCGAATTTTTATGGTGACTGCATAAATCATTTCAATTTCGTCATCCGTCAGCTCAACCCACTCCTGCTTTGGATACAAAGGCCACACCTGACCAAGCGGTGTAAACAAAGGGCAGTCTTGGTCTGTACTGACCATGCCGTTGCTTGGGTCATACCATGCTATTGGTTTCATGCCCTCTCCTTGATATCGTAAAACCAATCATCGCCCGCGGACCACTTGCGCGTGCCGTCCACAGTCCACAGTTTCTGCGCTGCCTGAAAGTCAGGGAACTTTGTCTCGGCAGGAATTAAACTCTGGTCATACCACAAGCATCGGTTGTTGGGCTGACAGGCAAACTGCCCGTTGTCCAAGGCTATCCAATTAAAAGACTTGTGCTCCTCTGCCTGCTCGGTAAAGCCAGTGTCAAGGTCCATACCATCAGCACAAAAGTCCACTGTAAACAAATAACGGCCAAAGTGCCATTCCTTGTCCTTGCCCAGAAACTTCACGCCGAGATTACGCAAGCCGATCTTCTCAATGATCGTAAAGCGGTAACCCATGCAATCCCACAACTGCAGCGCATCAATTGGCAAGTTGCCCGCCTCTTGGTGCCACACATAAGCATGGATGGGCAGCTTGTCGTACAGGGCGCCATAGTTTGGCAGCAGGCTTTCAATCCTGAACACCTGACCACGCAGCGCCTTTAAACTGACCCAGATAGCCGGCTCCAACTCGCCATGGCCCTTGTGATCGTTGTACAAGAACTCCCGCTTGACAAAGCATTTAATGGGCGGCAAAGATGCCACGATGTAACTCATGCTTGTCCCCTTGCTCGGATGTGGTCTGCACAATTTAAGCAAGCAGAATCCCAATCTCCTTCGGAATGATCATCTGCATTATCGTCACACACCTTTGCACACGCCTCACGCTCGGCTAGGACTGCATCTTCTAGTTCTTTAATGTGCGCATTGACACGCTCAATTTCTGGTGCATTGGCTTGCTTAATACGATCACGCTCTTGCTCAATGGCTAAGTTAACCAAAAGAACCAAGTGCGGGGTTGATACCGTCCACGTTGTGTAATGCGTGTTCTCTTCCACCACTTGGCGCAACGCCTTAATAATTTCATCTTGTGTCATACCTTCTCCTGTAGTGATATTGGAATGTAAAGACATGCTTTACTCTTGCTGTTCTTCACGTTGACTGTCAACCCCATGGCCGTCTGCTTTGCATGGTCCACCCACCTCTTACAATTACAGCACTTCGCACTGATCTGATTAGGCCGGCATCTCAACAAGTTAGGTAGACCGAGGATCATGGCTTCTCCGCATACAAAGCAATAGGCTTATATGTGCTAGGCGGTTTCTTCCACCTAAAGTATTTGTGCCCAACAGCGTTCTCACAAAGATATCCAATAGGCTGCGGAACTGTTATTGAAATTGTCCCCTCCTGTTTAGGTGTCGGCTGCTCCAATTGCTCTGCATTCGCTTCGTTATATCCATCCACGAAGCCCTTCTTATAGCCGTCCAAAAAGGATTTCTTCAGCGCCTCTTCAATTATTTTGTCCAAACGTTCGCTCATGCCTTCTTCTCCTCATACTTACTGCACTCCTCCAACCAAATAGGGTCAAAGTTCCACGGCCAATGAAACCACCCCTTCTGCGCAGCACGTGCATTGCCAGAGATCAAAGCCTTGGGCTCCAAGCACTGGATGTGATGCGTCATGGGCAAAGGATCACGGTTCACGCACTTGTGGCAATCAGGCCGGCTGCTGTCAGGTTTGTAATCTTCAAGATTGCTCATTAAATTGATCCTTTATCTTTTGGCGATCAATCATGGCCTGCATGGGATCGATATCCCCCATCAGCACTTCAAGCAGCAGGCGATCAAGGGCCGCGGCCTTCTTCTCCATCAAGCCCAACCTGTATCCCACATCAAAAAACAGTTTTGATTCTTCAGTCATTTCTCGCTCCTTTGTTTCATCATTGCATCTGCATATTGGTAGGCCACAATGGCCGCATCATTTATGTCATACGACTCCGCATCGTTCATCTCTTTGATAGCCATAGGCAGCGCAGCTGCAGCAAAGTAGTCCCGCAAATCCATGCCCATATTGATCATTGTTCCCGTCTTGTCTTTTGCAACAAACGGAAATGCCGGATGATTAGTCATAGCTGTCCCCTCCCCTCATACCTTCAAAATAAACAGGCGCATCCTGCTCAATCCGAAAAATCACATCCGGATGCAAAACCCCGCTCAAGTCAACAGTACTGTTAGGCAAGAACACCGACACCAACGTCCACACCTCCGGATAATCAGGCTCCAACTTCAAGCCAGACTCGTACTCCACAGCACCAACCTCCGCAGGCTCGTACTCAAAAAAGCACTTGAGCTCCAAGCCCAACTCATCACATTCATACATGAATTCGTACATGATTACCCCATCAAAAACATTAAAAGACACGCCACGATGGCAGAACCAAGGACCACGGGCCACACAGGGGTAGGCCGGTGCATCGAGGGTGTGCCCAACAAGGCAGCCTGAACAAGCTCCTCGGAACTGGTCAACTCAGGAGGTCTCGGTTGGTACAACAAACCAATCTGCACCTTCCCAGTGTTAAATGGCGTCAAACGCTGATCCACACGATTGACAGGAATGAAATTGTCAGCATTAGTGATCATAGGATGGACCCTCCGCCTTCGCTCCCAAAGCATCCTTGTACGCATGCTCAAAACCCTTCATAAATACCTCAACAGGCACGTCCAACTCAGCCGTCAAAATGGCACAAGCGACAAGGCT